TTAACTTTCTTTTGTCATACAATTTTCTTTATCGGAAAAATGGTCTTTACGTAAGCATATAAAGCCTTACCTAGTTGACCTTTCCCTTGTAAAGTTTTAAGAAAGGAGATTACCAAGTTAAGTGTAGGTTTGAATTTGGACCACCTGGTCCTATTCCAACCTAAAACATTAACGAGGTAATTCCCTAAGTCAGACATCAAATCAGTGTTCCAACACTTATAGTCAAACTCTTGGACGATGATTGCAATACTAGAAATAGTCTCGCATCGTCGTTCATATAGAGCAGCTAAAGGGAAGGGAGATACATTAATACCGTGGAGTCGGATTTGCTTAGCAAACTCGAAACCATAAGGTGATTCATGTGTCTTTGAATATTGAATTTCAATATCCCACTCAGTCAGAAGCTTTTTATATTCACTAGCTAATCTATCGTTAGCAATAACGATATCATCACCTAGTAACATATAACGGGCCCTCTTTCATCGTAGGTTAGCCTTTCTACAGGCTTTCCAAACAAGGAAATGGTGTGCTAATGATGTAGAATTAAAGGATGAGTATATCCCCATAGGGTTACCTGTCTTATAAAAGGCAGGGTAACCCTTGTAAAAATAGGGAGAACCGACCATTAATTCTTTTCATGAATCAGCATATTCTGAACCGAACCAAATAGATAATATACGTTGGTTTATTACAATTGGAAACCTATCAGTAAAGGCCTTAAGGTCGATACTATGATAAGAACTTCCAATAGAATTCTCCAATGTATAGAATAATTTGGTTTGATCTGATGTACAGTCTTGTCGAATTCTTGAGAGAACTTTAGAGAGATAATTATGCAAAGGTAGCAAAGCTGCCTGAGTATAATAATCTCCTATAGCGACCTCTCGTATTTTTCCTTCTTTATCTTGAATCTTAGCTAATCTTCGAGAGACCAGACTACCTTTGCGGGTAGATCGGGAATCAAAGAAAAGCGGGATCCTAAGATAAAGAGAGGAAAACCTACTCATAAGGTCAACTAACTTCTCACCAGCGGTAGCTTTAATAGCGTCCCACTGTTTAGG